TTATTAAAAGAGAATATTTTAATAAGAAATACTTTTCTTATAATCTATCGTTACCTGGCGAGTGTGTTAGTCCGCTTATTGTTAAATTTGGAAGTTTCAGTGGCATTAGTGGATTGCATATTGCAGGTAGTCCAGTTGACGGCGGATATAGTATTTGTATAACAGATAGATTGATTCAACAAGCTATAGATAGTATTAGTAATTCAATTATTGTGACTGCTAATAGTGATGGTTTGGGGAGATTAGATGATAAAAACTTTAAAAAGGATTCCAATTTAACTATAACAGAAGCAATACATCGGAAAAGTCCACTGAATTATTTAGAAGCACAACATGAAGAAGGTTTACCAACAGATGATTATAAATTGATGTTTCTAGGAGAGCTTACACAATTTAGGAGAGGAAAACCTAAGATTGATGTCCGAGCTGGTTATCTACAGGAAGAAATTGCAGAAGTATATGGACCTCTTCCAATGGGAGTACCTGAATGGAAGATAGGTTACGTTAATGGAGAATGGAATGATCCTTTTGCAGACGATTTAAAGATAATTAGTGGCCATAATAACTCGATACCACCTGCCCTACTACAGAAAGTAGCTTTAGGTTATTTTAATGATATTAAAAATAATCTTAAGATAAGGACTGGATTTAAGATCGCGACGTTAACTGATTATGAAGCAATAAATGGTATTCCAGGAGTTAATTATATCGATGCTGTCAAGAAATTGACTAGCGGTGGTTTTAATTATCCTTCTAAGAAGAAGAATTTATTGGTTCATGATCCGCGAGAGGGTTATCCAGATGGAGTTAATTACTCAAGTGAAATTTACGAGAGTATAGAAGAACTAGAAGATCATCTACAATATAATGCTGTTATACCTATTATAATGCAGCATCTAAAAAGTGAACCAAGGAAGATTAAAAAACGTGAAAGACCTGTCAGAGACGTAACAAGAACGGGTATACCTCTTTGTTATCAAAAGAAATACCCTCCAACACATTATTATGTTAAAAAACCTAGAGTTTTTGGTGGAACACCTTTAATTCTAGCTCATATAATGCGTAAACATTTA